TTTTTATGTTTTGATCCCAGTGTAAAGCAGTGTTTGTTGACGCATTCATTAACCATTTCAACGTAGTGTTCTACGTAGAAAGGATCCTTTGAAGATACACTAGAAGCATATCTCATCAGCATGTAGGGAGAGTACAATGACTTCTCCTGTTCATCTATCCTGTCGAAATAGTCTTTGTTTCTGAAGTCTACGGCTTTGAGGCCATTACGTAATTCAAAAAATTTTCTTTTATTTTTTTCTTGCGGCATATTTTAATCCAAACATTGTACAGTCTTTTGCTGTTACAAATGTTAATTTTATTTTACTATTCATATGTTGTAAACCTGAAAGTTTGTGGTTTAATTTTGCTTTTGTTAACCAATCAAAAAAATCCATTGCCCATTCTCCCTGATCCATCCAAACGGCAATCTTATCGTTGGTCATCATTATTGGCGCATCTATTTTAATCGTTTTTCTACCAGACATCGCCATAATCCACCTGTTCGCATTGTCTCGAAATATCTTTTACAAAATAAGCACAGACAGGATTTGGACCATTGTTTAATGGAACTGCTAACATCTGTCCAGATTTAATTTTTGGGAAGTACCATTTAACCTCTGTGTATATGTCCACAACGTCTATGGGATAGAAGTCTGGTTTTGGACTTGATAACGGATTAAACGTGAATGCATCAAAGCCTCTGTCGTTCAAACTTGTTATTGGTAACACATGCATCTCTGGTTGGCCCTGCTCGCCTATCAGCATCTTCCAGTCTAACGGCATCTTGATTTTCCAGTTACCAATTTCCAGCACTGCCGCTGGTGCATTAAAGCTCTCTAAAAATATTAAAGGTATGTAGAAGAAGTCCGGATTACCTGGATCGGAATTATCAAGAACTGCAAATCGTAATTTCTCATCAACCCACTCGGGTATCTTTTCTAATTTAAATGGTTTGTTCTCAAGTGTAAGGATTTTCATAATTTACTTTCTCTATATTATACGGGTAATTGGCCTCTTTGTAAAACTTTTTCCTTGCTCCCAAGTGTCTTTTCGCAAACTTGCAACTACTGGTAATGTCCCATATCTGCACGTTCTCCTTGTCCTCTGCTTTCCTTATGCCCCTTCCTATGCTCTGGATAACCCTTACAAAAGATTTACCCGGTTCAATAAGGACAAGATTAAAAATCCTAGGAATATTAATACCCACACTGGCAACTCCATATGTGGCGATAATAATTTTATTTGTTGCAGTAGATACTTCATCATATTGTTCCTTCCTGTCTGTGTTTTTGGTTGATCCAGATACAAAAACTGAATCCTTTAGTTGTTCCTGTAATATTTGTCCAGCTGATATCCTATCAACGAGTATCAGTGTGTTACCTGATGTTGAGATATCTTTTATAGTTTTCGCCACCCAAGCCATTCTAACTTTGTCTGTTGTTAGCCATTTGAGTTCTTCTGCATATGTTTTGAACTGTGGATGATCTTGTGTCTGTAAAACATTCACATGACAGTTTGCGAGCACACCTTTATCTTGCAGTTCACTGGCTTGTATCCTGTGTGTTACATCACCTATGCTACATTTCAGTCCCATGAACTCGTAGTCTGCTTTGGGTACTGTACCTGTCAGTCCCCAACGTATGCCACAGTGTGCAAATGGTCCAGTCAACAATCTTTTAAGCACATCTGCCTTTGCCATGTGTACTTCATCTATAATCACTGTGTTGATTCCTTTTATTGCTTCTGCAAATGCTTCTGAGTGTTCGTCCTTGCTTTTCTTTTCCAACACATTTAATGATTGCCATGTTGCGATAGTGTTGAATCTCCCTAGCTCTTTTCTGTCTCCGTAGTATACACCCACGTCCAAGTTACAAGCAACAAAGTCTTCCTCGGTCTGCGTCACTAGACTTTTGTTTGGTACTATTGTCAGTGTACGTCCATAGGGCTCAACCAGTTGGCATAGTGCCGCTGTGATTATTGTCTTACCTGCTCCTGTGGCAATCTCTTGTATGCATTGAGGATTTTCTATAAATTTGTTTATCGTTTCTATTTGATAATCTCTTAATTCAATAGGCTGTCCTGCCATTGGGTGTGTGTCCGGCCATTTAATGTGTGACAGATAATTCTTGTCAACTGCTTTAAACTCGAAGTTGTGTTGCTCTCTGCGATCTTCCATGTCTACATACACCCCGCCATCTTCTAGTATGGGAAGTATTTGATCAACTAGGTTTAGATATGTTGTACCACCCAACCCAAAGAATGATACCTTGCCGTCCCACCTACCCAGCTTTACCGCTGGAAGATGCCTAGCATATGGTATCTCATATTTGAATTTATTGGATAGCCTCTTCCTCCACTCCAAGGAAAGGTTCTCGAACTTGACGTTCACCTCGTCTTTGATTACTAATTTACAACTGCTCATAATTAAAGTTTCACTATTATATGATCATGCCAATCCCAACTACTCGGCTGATGATTACTATAATACAACTTTTTTGGAAGATTCTCAAGAAGTCTTTTAAGATTATCTGTGCCAGCCGCGTAATACCCGCCACCCAATGCAACTAAAGAAGCCTTTGGTTTTATTTTACTCCTGATCATTGCTCTTGGTATCCTGTTCCTCACAAATATAACTTTGGTTTTTTTGTTTATGAACTTGAACTGTTTGCTCATTTGGTGTAGTTCGAATAGGTTTTCAAAGAACTCCCTGGACGTATTGTTGTTGATCATCATCTGTCTTTGATTGTATTCGTCGTGTAGATCCTTCATGTACACAGGTTCCTTGACATCAAATCCCCATGCACATTCTTCTAGTATATCGATACCATTTGCCTTGAATGTGTTCATCCATTCCCAGAATTCCTGTACCTCTTCTTTTGTGTTCATTTCTCCACTCACAGGCATCATGATTGGAAAGCAATTTAGTTCCAGCAAACCTTTTACAACCTCGTTTTTGTTGAATCCGTTTGAGTCCACCCACAACTTGTGATAGTTGTTGTGTGCTATCTTGTAACCTATTGTTGTCTCTGCCGGCACACTTATACCATTTGTTTTTATGCTAAAATTTTTTAATGAATCAACTTGTTCCAATACTGGTTTGTGTTTAAGATTTTCTTCCCAGTACTCGTGCAAGGAATCTGTAGCATTGTCTAAAACAACTTCACCTGCGACAAGTCTTGCTGTGGGACTCTTGTATCCTTGTATTTCCTGTTTGACTGTTTCGTAATCATCCAACAATGTCTCGTCTATAAATTTAAAATCGTAACGCACTGCAATCAACGTTAGGTAGTATGTCGTGACATCGGACTGTAGGAAAGTCCATTTCTTTGCCTCGCCATCGTACAGTGCATACCCTCCTGGCAATCCTCTTTTGTCCTTCAATAATCTGATCAATGTAATAATTTTTTTATTATATGGGAATTTGACCTCGATCTTTTTCTGGTCGTCATCATCGATGAATTTTTCTATGCTCTTGTCAAAGCTGAGCACCCTGAACTCGTCTTCGTATACGGGCTTATCCAACAACGATTTGATGTCCATACCATGTGCCTGGAACTTGGTTAGGTATCTTTTGAGTATCACTAACGCTAATCTGGCCTGCTTCTCCGTCCACACATATTGTGATTCGGCCAGTGATCTCACTGTCTCTTGATCCTTGGGGTGTGGCTTGATTACGGCTGTATTTCCTATCATTGAAGGATTAGCCCAAAAATAATCATTATATGCTAGTATTTTAAGTGCTTCGTTAATTGTTTTTGGCAAATCTGTGTGCATATTGTCCATGTGATTTTAGATAATTATTATTATAGTATAGCATAATTGGTAATACTGTCAACCATGAAAAAGTATAAAAATAAAAAGGTAAATGTTAGGAAACAACTAAAGGTCAGGTTGGAAAACACCCAGACTAGGCACAAAAATATAGTTGGTTTCAGACCTACAGAACAACAGGCATATCACTGGTTCAGGATCATAAACAAGGGACTATTCAATAGTAGATTACCAATGGTACCATTGTTGGTAAAGAGATTACACTGTGATTGGGGCAGATGTGTGGCCAATTGGGATAACAGGAAAACACCCAAAGGGAAGTTCGATCAGAGGGTAATTCCATATCATATAGAAGTTGACTACTACATTGAAATAAACAATAGGTTTCCTAAATGGAAAGACTTTATAGAAACATTAGCACACGAGATGGTACACTTATATCAGATGGCTTGGTTGCAGGATCCCTATTCTAATCACAACGCTAATTTCTTTGCTTGGAAAGAAAAGTTTAGACGTGCAGGATTACGTTTAGCTAGGTGCTAAT